CAAAGAGAAAGCGCTGAACGTTGCCCTGAATAAAATCACAGGCAAGTGGGATAACGCCATTCTGAAGGACCTGCTGCTGGAGCTTGACCTGGAAGGGTACGATTTCAGCGTGACCGGCTTCTCGCAGCCGGACCTGGAAGACCTGATCCAAAGCCTGGACGTTCCGGCCCAGGCCAACGATGATGGCTTCGACCCGGATCAGGCAGCGGATCAGATCGAGACGCCCACTACCAGTACGGGCGACATCTGGCAGCTGGGCAGGCACCGCCTCATGTGCGGCGACAGCACAGATCCGTTCGATGTTTCTCGGCTTATGGCTGGAGAAAAGTTAGACCTGGTGATCACAGACCCGCCATACAACGTGGACTACGGCGCCAAAACGGAATTTTTGGAAGCCTATCTAGGGCAAGAGGGCAGCAGATCCAACAGCACCATCGAAAACGACAACATGGACGCCCAGAGCTTTTATGATTTTCTGCTGGCCGCTTTTCAGAACGCCAACGACGCCATGAGGCCCGGAGCGGCCATCTATGTGTTTCATGCCGAAAGCACCGGCCTACAGTTCCGGCAGGCATACAGCGATGCCGGTCTGAAGCTGGCCCAGTGTTTGATCTGGGAAAAGAACGCTTTCGTTCTTGGCCGACAGGACTACCAGTGGCGACACGAACCGATCCTCTACGGATGGAAAGAGGGAGCGGGCCACTATTTCGTGAACGACCGCACCCAGGATACCGTCATGCTGGAAGATGAACTGGATTTTAAGAGCATGAAGAAGCCGGAGCTGCTGGCCTTCATCGACAAGATGTTCCGAGACTACAAAGACCAGACCACGGTCCACTACGAAAAGAAGCCCTCCCGAAATTCCTTGCATCCGACCATGAAGCCGATTCCGTTGGTGGGGCGGCTGATGAACAATTCCAGCAAACCAGGGTGGCTTGTTGGTGATTTCTTTGGCGGCTCCGGCACCACATTGATGGCGGCAGAGCAGCTGGGACGGACGGCAAAAAGGCGGTGCTTTTCCATGACCAGCTATGAGTTAAGCCTCGAAATTTTGCGGGGGGGGGAGAGATTGTTTTGAGTAGCACAGGAAAAGTAGCTGGTGGTGGATTTTATCGGGTCGAAATTATTGCTCAACTTTTCGGCGTGACGGTCCGCCGCATTCAGCAGCTGACGCAAGAGGGCGTCCTGCCTACCACGGAAACGGCAGAGGGCAGGCGATACGATCTGGTCCCCACCATCCAGAGCTACGTTAAATACCTCTCCGATAAGGCATACGGAAAAAATCGCTCTGAAAAAGAGCTGGAACTGCGGGAGCAAAAGCTGACGGCGGAGGTGGCCCTCAAAGAGAGCCAGGGCGAACTTCACCGCCTGCGCACTGAAATCGCTGCAGGAAAATACATTTCGGTGGACGAAGTGACACTGGATTACCAGCGGTTCTTCGTGACCTTTAAGAACTTCGCCATGGGCATCCCGGCTCGATTAACAGACCGGATCAGCAACTGCGTGGACCCTTTGGAGGCCAGGCGCATCGAAAAAGACCTGCAACACGAAATCAGAAATCTTCTGGCCGCTTTCGTGGTGGCCGGGGTTACGGAGCAAGATAAGCGTGACGCAAAAAAAGCCTAAACGATACCGCAAGTTCCTTATTGCTCCCTACCAAAAAGAGGCTCTCGCATCCCTATCCCCGCCAGAGGATATCAGCATTTCCGAGTGGGCAGAAAAATACAGGGTCCTGGACCCTAAATCATCTGCCCTTCCGGGACCATGGCGAAACGAGAAAACCCCTTACCTCATCGACATTATGAATGAGCTGTGCAATTTTGAGACGGAGGAGGTGGATCTCGTTAAAGCCAGCCAGCTGGGCGGCACCGAAATCATTATCAACGCAGTAGGGTGGGCGGTTCAAGAGGACCCATCACCCACTATGGTGGTTTACCCTTCGGATGAGCTGGCGGAAAGCGTCTCAACAAACCGCATTCAGCCTATGATCAGCGCATCCAAACCGGTGCGCGCACGGTACCACGAGAACGAATCCAAGACGCTGGAATTGCAATTTGACGGTATGTATTTGAACCTGGTCGGTTCCAACAGCCCGTCGAAGCTGGCCAGCAAGCCGATCCGCTTTCTGTTCCTGGATGAGGTCGACAAATACCCAGGCGCCAGCAAAAAAGAAGCCGACCCCATCAAGCTGGCCAGAGAGAGAACCAAGACCTTCCACAACCGCAAAATCTTCATGACCAGCACCCCCACGCTGAAGACCGGACACATCTGGAAAGCGCTGGAGGACGCGGATCAGGTCCGTCACTATTTCGTGCCCTGCCCCCATTGCGGGAAATACATCGAATTAAAGTGGTCGCAGGTTAAATTCCCCAACGATGAAGGAATGACCTATGCGGACCGGGCCGAATTCGCCAACTACGTCTGCCAGGAATGCGGCTGCATCATTACCGACCACGATAAGGCCCAGATGCTGCGCTACGGCGAATGGCGGACCGTTTCGGAAAAGACGAAGTTCCCTCGAAGGGTCGCATTCTGGATCAACACCATATACAGTCCGTTCGTCCGTTTTTCCGAGATGGTGAAGGAATTCCTCACTAGCAAGGACGATCCAGAGGCCCTCCAGAATTTTGTGAATAGCTGGCTGGCGGAGCCATGGGAAGACACGAAGCTCACCACTAGCGTGGATTTGGTGAAGGAACGCCAAACCGACATTCCCATGTTCGAGCTTCCCCCATGGACGAAGCTGCTCACAGGCGGCGTCGACGTGCAAGAGAATTGCCTCTATTGGACCATACGAGCCTGGGGCGATTTTCTCACATCTCAAAACGTCGCCCACGGCCAGGCGTTCAGCCTGAACGAGGTCGCAGGCATCATGAACCTCGAGTATCAGCGACCGGATGGCCAGAAATTCCTCGTAGACCTTGCCCTGATCGATTCCGGCGACCAAACGGATGAGATCTATGATTTTTGTGCTCTCAACGCCGACTGGTCGCTGCCCTGCAAGGGCACCAGCACCATGCTTTCCCATTACAAATTGACAACCGTAAACAAAGCAGGGTCGCGGGCATACGGCATGAACTTGGTTCTCGTGGATGGCGGAAAATACAAAGACATGATCGCCAGCCGTATGAGAAAACCGAACGGCAAAGGAAGCTGGATGGTCCACAAAGACGTTGACGATGAATATTGCCAACAGGTGACCGCAGAGCAAAAGGTCACCGAGCGCAGCAGCAGCGGAACGACCGTCACAAGATGGGTTCTCAAGTCCTCCCATGCAGATAACCATTACCTCGATGCCGAGGTCTACGCAATGGCAGCCGCCGACTACCTCAATGTGCGCACCCTTTTCCTTCGTCAAGAGAGCGAACCCGATGAGCCGGCTTCGCGCACATCGAAAAATAATGCCGAACAGCAGCAAAACGCAAGCGACTGGCTCCAACATTCCGAACCGGACTGGTTCAGCTAAAAGAAAGGAACTTCGATGGCAGACGAACTGAAAACAGACTACGACGCAGCTTCTTTGTTGGCTGAGGTCAACAAGGCCATCGTCGCGGTCACCGCTGGCGGCCAATCCTACAAGATCGGCAGCCGCAGCCTGACCCGAGCCAACATCACCGAGTTGCGCAACCTGCGAGCCGAGCTCGCGGCACAGGTGGCCAATTCCGCAGACGGCACATTGCTCGGCAACACCTATGCTGCTTTTTTTGATGGGAGGTAATGGATTTGAGCTGGATCGACAACATCATCGGGTTCTTTTCCCCCCGAGCGGCCTGCGAGCGTGCGGCATGGAGGCAGCAGCTCGAATATATGCGCAGCAGCGGCTACGACGCCGCCGACCATGGCCGCCTGAGTCAAAATTGGAGAGCTACGAATGAGCCCGCCGACTGGGTCGATCGTACAGCGCGTGATACGATCCGCGCTCGCGCCCGCGACCTGGAACGGAACAGCGACATGGCCAACTCCATAATCCTGGCATTTAAGCGCAACACGGTCGGTGTTGGATTTAAATTGCAGGCCAAAACCGGCGACCCTGAGCTCAATAAGCAAATCGAGGAC